TTCAATCTAATCTATTAAAGGCTTTGATCTTCTTTTGCTTTGGTTTCGTTGTGTTAGAGCCAATGGATACAGCACTTTGGATACTTTCAGGCGTGTTTATTTCATTGGCTTTTTTTGAAAAAACAGATTTTTTAGGGTAGGAGATAAAATGTTGAGACACGCAGCAGATAAATTTTTAAGCAAATTCATGTCAAGAAAACTTATGGTATGGTTGACAGCCACGGGGCTTATGCTTACCGAAACATTGCCATTGCAATCAGGAGATTGGGTTGCCATTTCTTTAGCATATATTGGTATTCAGGGATTAGCTGATATCGCTACACAATGGAAGCACGGAAAATGATGGAGTTCTGGTTAGTTGCAAAAGTTTGGTCTGCGAAGACTTGGGCTTTTGTGAAAAAGTATTGGCAGATATTTGCTGGTGCGATCTATGCAATCGCCGTGTGGGTATATTTTAAAGGGCAGGCTGATAAAGTTAAGGAAGTTCTCAAAGTTAAAGAAGATTCTCACCAGCAAGAACTAGATACTCTTAACAGCACACATGCAGAAGAAATTGCTTTGCGTGATGATGCTTTGCTTAAATATCATGAGATCATTGCTAAGATAGAAAGAGAATACGAGAGTAAAAAAGAAGAACTCTCTGACAAGAAGAGGGCAGAGGTTAAGAAACTCGTAGCGGAAAATAGTAATGATCCGGGCAATTTATCAAAACTTCTTTCAGAAAGATTTGGCATTGCCCATATTGAAGGAGTAAAAAATGATTAAAGGATTACTTGAAAAACTTAGACAAAAAGTTGATTCTATAGAAGAAAAAAAGAAAAAGAAAGATGACCGCTGCACTCGTATTGCAAAGCGAAAATATGATGCTTGGCCTTCTGCTTATGCCTCTGGTGCCGTTGTTCAATGTCGTCGTGGTAAAATTTGGAAAGGCTTAAAAGAAGATGATACTGATGAGCAGCTTTTTGAAAATACTGAGTATGAACAACACGAAGCTTTACAAGAAGATGAGAGCTTGAGAAAGTGGTTCAAAAGAAAAGGAGCCCCCGGCAAAAAGGGAGGCTGGGTTGATTGCAATACTTGTCGTAAAGACAAGAAAACAGGTAGAAAAAAGTGTAAATCCTGCGGAAGATCAAAGGGAGAAAAGAGAGCAAAGTATCCTAGATGTAGACCTACCCCAGCGCAATGCAAAGGCTACAAGCGCAGAGGCTCTAACCTTCAGAAAAAAGAGCAGATAGAAAAGATTGAATACAACTATATTCATCCTAGTGATGCAACTTATGATGATGGTAATGCTATTGATTTTATGCTTGAATTCTGGGATGATGTTGTTGTTGAAGCAGAATACAGAGGTAGAAAAGTCAAACTTAACAAGCCAATGCGTGGTGACGTAAAGAAATTTAAAGTTTTTGTAAAAGACCCAAAAACAGGCAATATTAAGAAAGTTAATTTTGGTGATCCAAACATGAGAATTAAAAAGTCTAACCCAAAAAGACGAAAGTCATTTAGAGCTAGACATAACTGTGATAATCCGGGTCCCAAAACAAAAGCAAGGTATTGGTCTTGTAGGAAATGGTAACAAATGATCAAGATTAGAATTGGAAAGAAAAAAGCAGAGGGCTCTTGCCCAAAAGCAACCCAAGATCTGGAGTTAAATACGAAGAATAGGAATGCCGCTATCCAAACAGAGCACATTCAGTATGGACCCTTAAACCTATCAGACGAGGGTTATTATGAAAGAGTTGCAAAACATTGGAAGACAACTGTGGAGGTTGCAAAAAAATCTAAGTGTTCCAACTGTACAGCCTTTGATATCTCTCCTAGAATGTTGGAGTGCTTACCCGGACCTGTATCTCAACCTATTGAAGATGAAGAGGGAATGCTGGGCTACTGCTGGATGCATCACTTTAAGTGTCACTCAGCCAGAACCTGTTATACTTGGGCTGCTGGTGGACCAATTGATGAAGACAAGGTATCATATGATTGGGAAAAGAGAAGCAAAGCTAGTGCGGGATAATAAATGAAAGAGATCTTAACAGAGTGGCGAAAGTTTATAAATGAACAAGAGGAAAAGAACTTAGGTGCTTATGTTAAAAGTTCTGGCGGAGAAGTGTCTGTAGCCCTAGTTGATTTAGATAAAATAAAAGCAGACTTAGCCAACTCCAAAGATCTCGAAGACTTTGCCAAAAAAATACAAAGTAAAGATTTTTATAAAGATTCGGTTCTTGGCTTCATTCAAGCAGCGCCAAACAAATATTTAGCCAAGGCATCCCCTTCTATGGGAGGCTCAGGTGGCGAATGTTCTGATACTTGGTCGGTAAAACAATCTATTGGAAGAGGTTATGGCAGCACCCTCTACAGCGTTCTCCTTGGTTGGGCTGCCGAGAACGACGTTTATTTAGCAGCAGACAGATCTTCTGTCACGGGAGCAGATTCTGGTAAGGCTGCGGCAGGTGTATGGAAAAAGATCGACAATCAGACAAATGATGAAGTCCCATTTGATGATTATGAAAATCCAAAGACTGAGCCAAAAGATGACGACTGTAAAGTTTACGGGGTTGATTATTTGGACAAGGGATACAAAGATCCTAAAAATGTAGAAGCGTATAAAAAACTAACGGCTAACTTAACCAACTTTTTCACTTCTCAGGTTGAGCCAATGATGAGCGAGCCAACAGGATTCTTTGGAAAAATATTTGGATCTTCAAAAAGCGATAAAGCAGAGAAGATCAAAGCGAAACTAATTAATGTAGGACAACAGAAATTTATTGACTACATGACAAAAGTAGGGTAGAATATGAAATAGGCTATAAAAAGGAGTTTGTATGTTTCTTTGGTTTGTTTCATATGTTTTTGTTATTTGTTTTTTTGTTGGACTTATACTGTTTCTCTCTAAGCAAACGCTTGTTGAGACTAAGGTTCAACCATTTACAACGACAAAAACGTTTTTGCAAAAAAACATTGAGATATTAACGGAGTATGCAAATGAAACTCATATTAGAAAACTGGCGAAAGTTCTTGATGAACGAGAAGCTAATGCTAAAGCCCGGACCAAACGGCTGGGATAAGTATTGTGAACTAGTAGCCGCAGCATACGCAAGAGCACCCAAGTTTGATGAGAACGCTGTATCTTCTTTTGAAGCAATGAAGCCTTTTGTTGACAAGATGTTCAAAAGGATTGAGGGCGTTGTAGACATTGAGTTTGTTGAAGAGCACCCATATGCCAATGCAGAAGAACTAAAACAAGATGTTGATAGAAATGGTGTTCTAAAAATCTCCACCCTTGACGCAGAGCACGACATCTTTGACCCTCAAACAAACGCAAAGTTTAGGGCAGTCCATGACTTTATGTCCCACATCCAGCGTGACACAAAGTTTGATGCTAAGGGCGAGATTGCTTCTTACAACGCACACATACAGACAATGCCACCAGCATCTCACCCAGCCCTCTTCACAGAAGTAGTAGGTCAGGCTTGTTCGTTTATCGTGAATGGTAAGTTCCCAGAGCAAAAGATTGCCCTACTCCCCGGCTTTGACTACGAAAAGGTAGGAGTTGTGGAAGGTTATGACATTGTAAATAAGGAACTGGTAAAGAAAGGTGGCGAGCCAGAGCCAGAAGAAGACTTGGAAGAACGCTGCCAAAAAGGCTACAAGACTCATCCAAAGAGAAAAACAAAAAAGATGTATGGTAAGACATACAGAAACTGCGTAAAAGCGGAGGAATAAAAAATGAAAAAGATTCTACACAGATTACTTAACCTATTCAAAGATCACTGCTGCTGCTGTTGTGGATGCTGTACCTGCGAGGCGTGTGCTTGCTGCTAGTAAGAGGCTAAAATGAAACAAATACTATCCATATTTTTAGTTATACTCTTCGCTTTCCCTGCTTGGGCCCAAGAGGGAGTTATAACTGAAATACAGAAAGGGCAACAAGCACCCTTTACTGGTGTCCTAATGGATGCCAAAGCAGCAGCCAAAGTTCTAACAGAGCAGAAATACACCGCAGAAGAGTGTAGGCTGGAAATGGATAGAGAGATAGAAATATTAAAAGCCAAGTTAGAGCTAGATCTAAAAATCAGCGAGATCAAACTAACCTCGGCAACAGACAAATACACAAATCTTCTCAATATAAAAGACGAGGAGAACAAGCGACTACAGGAACTAGCACTAGAAAGACCAAATGATAACAGCCATTGGTGGCTTGCCGGTGGTGTGCTTGGTGGTATAGTTCTTTCCATAGCAGTCTTTGCAGTCGCTGTGGAGATCAAATCAAATGGCGATAGGTAATTATAGTCACGCTAGGCTTCTGGCTTTAATTAAGCAACAACAAGCAGCAACTCTAGATAGAAACTCTTCTGTCGCTGGGGGTTCAAGCACACAATTACAGTTCAACAACGGAGGAACTCTTGGCGGAATAGCGCAGTTTACCTTTGATGGTTCTGATATGAAGGTGGCTGATGGCAGGAAGATTTTCTTTGGAGATTCAGGTGAATCATACATACATTATCGCGAAGCCGTTGATGATTTTATGACAATATCTGGCTCTGCCCAAGGTATCGTCTTATCCGGCTCAACAATTCAAATAGATGGAACCCTAGAGGGCGCATCCCCTCTCAAGATTGGGGGAGAAGTAAGTTTTGGCGGCGATCTTAAATTTGGACCAAATAATGAAACGCAAATTTCTTTTCAATCATCTCCGACTGATGCCCTTGTAATTTCTGGATCTAATGAAGCAGGTGGTCTAACTATATCTGGATCTGCTGTGAATATAGATGCGTTTGTTGGAATTGGAGTAGGAGAGGGAAATGCAACTCATGCTTTAACCTTGCCAGATAACAGTAACGCAAGCGGTCAGGTCAAAGCAAATGCATTTGTTTCTTATTCCTCAATTAGGTATAAAGAAAATGTTCAACCTTTAGGATCTGCTGTTGATACAATTAATAAATTGCAGGGTGTCTCATATAGCTGGAAGGACACTGGAAAAAAAGATTTTGGATTTATTGCCGAAGAAGTCGGTAAAGTTTTGCCAGAAATAGTTGAATGGAGTCAAGATCCTCAATATGCAAATACAATGGATTATACTAGAATAATTTCATTTTTGGTTGAGGCTGTCAAGGAACAACAAAAGAAAATAGATCTTTTAGCTGAAAAGCTAGATAAATTAGATGTATAATGGTTTGAAATGAAAAAGCCCGACTTAAATACTGTTGCGAAAATAGAACACGCAATTTGTGCGAAATATGGTCCAGAGACAATTGTTAACCCTAAGTCAGGATGGGACAAGCAAAAAGAATTGGATTATCTGGAGCAAATAAAGATTCAACATAAAAGAGAGCTTACAACAAGACAACGCACGGAAAAGATTAATAAAGATGGTTTTTTCGTATCAAAAAAACTACTTACTAAAGACGAAGACCGTGTTTGTCCTTCTTGCTTTGAGTACTCTTTTAATTTAAAAGACGATTTATATATGAACAAGTATGACTGCTGCTATGAGTGTTACGTTCATTTTGTTGAAGGCAGAGAGGCACGTTGGATGAACATAGACCAAAGAGTAGAGTTTTTAGGAAACTTTTATAAGGGGAAAGATAATGGCTAATATTTTAGATGTTGTGCAAACAATTCAGAACATTGTTGGACAAAAAGGATACGATGGCGCACTTGACGAAGAAGGAAACCCAGTCAAGATTGGGCTCAAAAGAGAGGTTGACAACGTTGTAACAGATAGTAGGCTTGTTGATGGATTCGGTGTAAGGTTTCAAGGAGATAAAATGATTCTTAGTTATTCCTCTGAATGCAACATCAAGCAAGTGCAAAAATCTAATTTTGAAGATATGGTTGAGCAAAACATTGCTGATATTATCTCTTTTATTCAAAAAGAATACAGAGGGGCAGCCGGAAAGAATTTGAGATTGACAAAAGAGGGCGAGACAGATATTCTTGTGCAGAAAATGTCCAACATTCGCACTTGGTATCAAACATCTTCAATCTACAAGATTGGATCGGCAGAGGGCGTACTTGAGGAAGACCATCCAAAAGATATCAATGAAAGCATCAAAAGCTGGATCAAAGCTGCTAAAAACTAAACCACTGTGAAAAATGGCTTATAAACTTTCTAAAAAAGAGATCCTAGCCGAGATAGTCAAGTGCGGAAAAGACCCGGACTTTTTTATCAATAGTTATGCTAGGATCTCCCACCCAATCCACGGCACTGTGCCTTTTAATACCTACGACTTTCAAACCCAACTCCTAAAAGACTTTAACGATCATCGCTTTAATGTCATATTGAAAGGGCGGCAGTTGGGTATTTCTACAATTACTGCGGCTTATGTATCTTGGATGATGCTTTTTCACAGAGATAAGAATATTCTCGTCATGGCTACGAAGTTCCAGACAGCAGCAAACTTGGTAAAAAAAGTCAAAGCGATCATTAAAAACCTACCAGACTGGATGCAGATTGCCACCATATCTATTGACAACAGGGCTTCCTTTGAATTAAATAACGGATCTCAGATAAAAGCATCAACAACCTCCGGAGACGCAGGTCGTTCTGAGGCGCTATCCTTGCTTGTTATTGACGAGGCAGCGCATGTTGAGGGTCTTGATGAGTTGTGGACTGGTCTGTACCCTACCCTATCCACTGGTGGTCGCTGCATTGCCTTGTCTACTCCAAATGGTGTTGGAAACTGGTTTCATCAAACATACACAGACGCAGCTGCTGGCATCAATGATTTTTTCCCAACCATCTTGCCTTGGCATGTTCATCCTGACAGGGACGACGAATGGTTTGAGGAAGAAACAAGAAACATGTCTCAAAGACAAATTGCACAAGAGTATGAGTGTAATTTCAATATGTCCGGTGAAACGGTTATACACCCGGATGACATGTCTGTGATAAAGTCTGGACTTAAAGATCCAAAGTATAAAACAGGTTTCGATAGGAACTTTTGGATCTGGGAAGAATACCAGCCGGGAGAAAGCTATCTTCTTGTAGCCGACGTTGCTCGTGGTGATGACAAAGATAGTTCTGTTTTTCACATTATGAAACTATCAACGATGGAAATCATCGGAGAGTACAAATCTAAAATCACACCAGACCTCTTCGCTAATATGCTAAACGAAGTCGGCAAAGAGTTTGGCGAGTGTTTGATGGTTATTGAAAATAATTCAGTCGGATTCGCGGTATTGGATAAGCTTAGGGACATGGCTTATCCAAATCTTTACTATTCTATCAAATCTACACACGAGTATGTTGAGCAATACATAGGGGAAACCGCCTCAAATGCCGTCGCTGGCTTTTCCACAACCTCCAAAACAAGACCATTGATTGTGGCAAAAATGGAAGAATTCATTAGAAATAAACTAGTTACAATATATTCTACTAGACTATTTAATGAGTTAGAAACTTTTGTTTGGCAGAATGGTCGTCCTCAAGCAATGCGTATGTACAATGACGACCTTGTAATGGCTTTTGCTATTGGATGTTGGGTTAGGGACACTGCTCTTGAAACTAATCAAAGAGATATAGAATACACAAAAACATTTCTTAGCACCATGACTAAAACAAAAAGTGAAATAAATACTGCAATTCCGGGGCAGCAGGGCTATAAACCAATTGCAAAAAGTGCTAGAATAAAAGAGCAACAGCAGTATAACTGGATTCTCAAAGGATAAAAACAATGGCTCCAAAAAACGGCAAAAATGTAAGAAATCCCTCTTCCCCTCTTTTCAAAAGGTTAACCAGACTTTTTTCTGGTCCTATTGTAAATTATAGAGCGCAAAATGTAAATCAAAATAGAAGAAGAGATTTAGAAAAATATTCATCCAAATTCACTTCAGCCTCCGGTAAGCAATTTAAAAAATCTGGCTATAATCCTTTTTCTGATCTGTCTGCCAACATATATCAGAACCAATCGCGATTACAAAGATATGTTGACTTTGATCAGATGGAATACGAACCGATTATCGCCTCTGCCCTAGATATATATGCTGATGAGATGACAACTTCTTCTCCGATGAAGCCACTCCTTAATATTCACTGCCAGAATGAAGAGATAAAAATTATTTTAAATTCCCTTTTTCACAACGTCCTCAATGTGGAACACAATATATTTAACTGGTGCAGAACGCTTTGCAAATATGGAGATTATATTCTTTATTTGGACATTGATGACAAAACGGGCATTGAAAACGTCATTAGCCTCCCTCTTAGAGAAGTAGAAAGACTGGAGGGAGAAGACAAAACAAATCCAAACTACGTCCAATACCAGTGGAACTCGGCAGGATTAACCTTTGAGAACTGGCAAGTCGCCCACTTTCGTATTTTGGGCAACGACAAACACGCACCTTATGGTACCTCTGTCCTAGATCCATCCAGAAGAATCTTTAGGCAACTTAGCTTGCTTGAGGACGCGATGATGGCATATCGTATCGTCCGTTCACCAGAGCGTCGTGTTTTCTACGTTGATGTTGGAAACATGGCTCCCAATGATGTTGAGCAATACATGCAGAAGGTCATGACATCCATGAAGCGCAACCAAGTTGTAGATGCTGATTCAGGTCGCGTTGATCTTCGCTATAACCCCATGTCTGTTGATGAGGATTACTTCATCCCTACACGCGGCGGTCAATCAACAAGGGTTGAAAGTCTACCCGGAGGAACTTACACGGGTGACATTGACGACGTTAAATACCTAAAAGACAAACTATTTTCGGCACTTAAGATCCCACAATCTTACCTTTTCCGTGGCGAGGGAGCTGATGAGGACAAAGCAACTCTTGCTCAAAAAGACATTCGTTTTGCGAGAACAATCCAAAGATTACAAAGAGTTATTATCACAGAGTTAGAAAAGATTGCGATTATTCATCTTTTTACTTTGGGATACAGGGAAAACGACCTTATTTCTTTTAAGCTTTCAATGAACAATCCATCAAAGATTGCCGAACTTCAAGACTTGGAGCAGTGGAGAACAAAGTTTGACGTTGCTTCCGCAGCAGCAGAGGGGTTCTTCTCAAAGCGCTGGATTGCTCAAAACCTTTTTGCCATTTCAGAAGAAGAGTTTGTGCGAAATCAAAGAGAGATGTTTTATGATAGACTAACAACAGCCCAGCTTGATCAGTCATCGGAAGCTACAGATGTAGGAGGGGGAGGCGTCTCTAGTCTTCTTGGAGATGAGCCTGACGCAACAGATGATCTTTTAGGTGATGAATCACCTGCTGTTGAGCCCGAAGCGGAGCCAGCAGCTCCTGAAGAGCCAGACACAAATCTTCTCGCCGTACCCGCTGCCAAAAGGGATGACAAGCTTGAAAAGAAAGTCTCCGGCAAAAAAATGACCACAACTTCTAAGTCTAAAGGAAAGTGGTATGAGCCACGAAGAGATCTTTCTGGGAAAAGAGCCATGCAAAGACAAATGTCCTCCGACGCAGGAAGCAACCTCTCGAGCAGCGCCAGTAGGAATATCAACAAGGGGTATCATGACCTTTCCAGACTTGCAAGAGGGATTAAAGAGGAACAGGATTCTAATTATAGAGAAGAAGAAAGAAAAATCTTTGAGATTAATAACGAAGTAAAAGCATTGATTACGGAATTGGAGACAAAGAAAAATGTCAGCGAAAATTAAACACAACAAAAAAAGGAACACTATTTTCCTTTACGAGGCGCTTGTTAGAGAGCTAACAAAGGCTACTGTTGAGAAAAATCAAGATAAGAGAGAGATTATCTTGAGTATTGTAAAGGAACACTTCAACAATAACACACTCATGGGTAGAGAAGTAAAAATTTACAAAAACATCTTGGAAACTAAAGCTGCCAAGATAAACATCGCAGAAAAAATTCTTGCAGAATCTAAAATTGAATACTCTGTTATTAACAAGGGGCAGCTGTTCAAGGAACAAAGTCAAATGATTTCAAGAATTAACAAAGAGCTTTCTAAAGATGTATTTACAACCTTTGTGCCAAATTACAAAAATTTAGCTACATTGCATCAGGTTTTTAACAATGTTGATCTTTCTGCAAAAGAGCGAGTCCTTTTGGAAGAAGAAGCACTTCAGCTCATGACAGAAAACGATCATAGCGTGGAAAAAAAGCAGCTTAAACACATTGATAATTTAGTTTTTAAATCATTTGTTGAGAGATTCAACAATGAATATTCTAGTCTTCTAGAGGAGCAAAAAACGCTACTATCCAGATTTATTGCTTCTGGTGTTGGAGACAATCTAGAATTTCAAATTTATTTGAATACAGAGATTGGACGCTTAAAAGAAGAGGTTTTTAACGCTAAAAATACCAAAGAATTTGTAGAAGATAAAGATATGAAAAACAAGGCTGATCAAATTTTAGATCTTCTTGAGGGCTTTAGCAAAAAGCCTTTAGATGATAAAGATTTGAAAAAAATCTTAAAGATCCAAGAATTGGCTAGGGAAATAAAAAATTAAAATGAGTGTTAAAATTACCGTCAAAAATGAGTTATCATTAGAAGTGTTGGAGTCAAAAATTAAGAACCTTGACATGAAGCGTTCTTTGTCGGGTCAAATTATGGTCTTCAATCACATTGATATGGACATTGTTTTGGATGAGGCAAGCGGAAAACTCACGGCGTACTCTAAGAAGGATTTTGGAGAACTAGTATATAAAAGCCAGAACAGGCTTTTTGAATATATGTTCAAAAAAGGCGTTATATCTCCGGAAAGCATAAAAGGATCAAATGTGTTCGGCTCTATTGAGGCAGCATACCCAAAGGAAGCAAAAGTAGATAATCTTACAGAAATAGTTCTTTATAATATCGCTGGATTTATGGAGTCCGAACAAGACTATATAAAATCATTTGAATATACCGATGAGGTTGAGGACAGCAGAATTCTTCATCCAGATAAGGAAGATAGCACTAAACTCGGAGAAGTGCCGCAGGAAGAAAAGAAGGGAACACTAAATCCGGGGTATCCGGGTTATTATTACGGTTTAGCAGGGATGTATAGGTACGAATAGTGGAGCTTTTATATTTTATTCTCGCCTCTTGGGGCATGACCCAAATCTTAGTTTACGGAACAATTTTTGAGAACCAGCGTAATTGGATAATGGAAAAATCTGATTGGTTTGGCACACTTATCCACTGCCCTATGTGTACGGGTTTTTGGGTGGGCGTATTTTTGTTCGGAATAAATGGCTTAACAGAACTATTTAATTTTGAGTATAATATCGCTAATTTATTAATTTTAGGCTGTCTTTCATCAGCCACATCATATGCTTTAAATGTTGTTATTAGTGATAGCGGTATAAAAATAAACAATATTCACGAGTAAAGGAGGTTCTTATGAATGCGAAATGGATGTTACAACCAGTTAGGCGTTGCTGTAGAGGCTCCTAGCTCGCACGGGTAATGCCCGTCAAAGGATTGTTATTATGTCAAAAATGTTATTAACAGAATTTTATCAACTATGTGAAGGTGGAACATGTCAAGATCTTCTAACAGAAGAAGAGAAGCGCTATGTCGCAAATGGTGGGCTAATTCTTTCAGGTGTGATGCAGAGGGCAGAAGCACAAAACGGAAATGGCAGAGTTTATCCTATGCGAGTTTTAGAGAGAGAAGTAGAGAACTACAGGAAACTTGTCAAGGAAAAAAGAGCACTAGGCGAACTAGACCATCCAGAGTCGTCTATCGTTAATCTTGCCAACGCCTCTCATATAGTTACCGATATTTGGTTTGAAGGCAAGGATGTCATGGGAAAGATAAAGGTCCTCGGAACTCCTGCTGGTCAAACGTTACGCGCTTTGGTTGAAGGCGGTTGTCAAGTTGGCATATCCTCTCGCGGTCTTGGTACTGTTGACGAAAATAATGGTGCTGCTAGAGTCAATGATGATTTTCAATTGATTTGTTTTGATATGGTCTCTGAGCCATCAACGACTGGTGCGTTTATGATGAGAGAGAACAAAGAGCCAAATGTGTGGACTAAGGCAGACAAGATTAATAGACTTTTAAACGATATTGTAAAGGATTAAAATGAAAAAGAGTGAGTTCAAGGAAATGATTAAAGAGAGTGTTAAGGAGGTTCTCGTGGAAGAGGGCGTCCTTAAGAGTGTCATTTCGGAAGTCGTAAAAGCAGTTAAGGAAGCAGACAGTGGTCCAACAAGCATGGAAGACGTTCACGAATTTATCAGAGAGAAAAAATCCGAAAAGCAAAATCACATTGCAGAACAGCAAAAAAATAAACTGGCAGAAACAAGAAAAAAAATGCTTGATGCTATTGGAAAAGATTCTTTTGGGGGTATTGATATTTTTGAGGGAACCACGCCGCTACCAAAAGGCGGCAATACCAACTCGCAGTCATCTCCATCATCAGCCCTAGAGGGCGTTGACCCAAATGATTCTGGGGTGGACATCTCAAATATGCTAGGCAATGCGAATGTTTGGAAGCAGTTATTAAAGTAGGTATATAATGCGTAAAAAAGCTAAACCAGTTCATGTAGAAGTGACACCAAGAAAAAATGAATCTCCAGAAAGGATGATAAAAAGATTCATTAAGAAAGTTAAAAAAGAAGGCATTCAAGACGAATGGCGACAGAAATTTATGTTTTTTGAGAAGCCAACAGACAAACGCCGCCGCAAAAAGAAAGAGCGTAATAGAACGTTAAAAAGGCTTCAAAAGCAATACGATGCTAAATATAAGGACTAGGAGAAAATAAAATGGCATATTCACCAAAAACAAGCGGATTAGGAAACTCAGCAGCATATCAAGTGGCAGGAAAGCCTTACCTAACAGGTTCCACTTTAAATACTGGTGAGGTCGGAACAATTACTTTCCAATCTGTTACAAGATCATTTACTCTTGTCAATACAGGAAGTGGAGATTTGAGAATCTATTTTGACGATCCAAAAGCCGGATCAGATGATACAGAGGCTGAAACACAATTGCACAGATTTACGCTCGCTCAAGACGCATCAATAACAATGAATGTTAAATGCACTAAGCTTTATATAAAAGCTGTTGCAGAAACTGGATTTGAGTGCGCGGCAGAACTCACCCACATTCCTGCAACCGATATGTATGTTTTAACTGGTTCTGGAATCAACAACGCAATTTACGGCGATGGGCACAACTAAAGGAGACTTAACAGATGGCTAGTAATTATAAACAAAGCACAACCAAGCCCCCCTTTATTAAAGCTAAAGGAGGAGTACAATCAGATGTTGTTACTGTCGCCGCTTCAGATACTACAGGAACAGGCGGTGCAGTTATTCCTGCTAATGCTAGCATTGTTAAGGCAACATCAGACGGAACGAGTAAAATTATTTACCTGCCGCAAACTTATGTGGCAGGCACGGAAATTTTGATCTCAAACGCAGGTCCACAGGCTTTCAAACTTCGCGCTCTACCTTCGGCACCTTTCGATGTGTATATTAATAATGTTGAGGCAACCGATGGGGGCTCTCATTCAGCAGAATTAAATGTCCCGGCAGCTGCATTGTTCCGATGTGTCGCTCGCGGTGTCAACGAAAGCGCAACCCCCGATCAGCTACTATGGACAATTTCATCAATTGATGCCGTCGGCGCGGTGACTTCCGCTGGCAGTCCATCATAATATTTTTTTCCTATCCTTCCAAGTATTTACAGATAATCTCCTAAAATTGTCACACTCGTAGGCACCAAATCTAATCCTTAAAACTATTTATATATGAGCACAATCTCGTGCTCCAAGCGCCTTATGGCGCTTTTTCTTTAACTTAATCTAAAAATTTAATCATTAAATCTATGGGAGGATTTATATATGGCTACTAATTTATCAAGTACCGGAATAGAGGTAGAAAAGGTAGATACTGCGGATATCCCTACTGGGGGTACCGGAAAGGTATTACTTTACGCTTCGGGATCTGGATCCGATACAAAACTTTATGTCAAGGAAGGCTCCGACACTCAGGTGCAGCTAGGCTTTGATATTGATCAACTCTCTGCGCTTGGAGGCACTGGTCTTCACCAAACACAAGACCACTTTGCTTTCTCTGATAATGGAACTGAAAAGAAAATTACTTTCTCTAACCTCGAAGATGCAATCTTCGGCAATGTTTCCGGCGATGCAACAATCGCTGCTGGTGGTGCTTTGACCATCGCTAACGATGCTGTTGAAAGCGGAATGCTTAATGACAACGTTATTTCTGGTCAAACAGAATTAGCTTCTGATGGACTTGCTGCTGCTGACGAATTGATGATCAGCGATGGCGGAACCCTTAAGAAGATTGGTGTTGATAACCTTTTCAAAGATGGACCGGGACTCCTCGGGGCAGAAGCTATCGCTGTTGGAAGTGACCACTTCATGTTCCTTGATGGTGGGGCTACTGGCGATGCAAAGGTTGAGTCTGTTGCTGATCTTATGACTGCTGTCGCTGGTGACGGTCTTGCTGCCTCTTCTGGTGTTCTTGCTGTTGGTGTTGATGATAGCTCAATCGAGCTTAACTCTGACGCTCTCCGTGTAAAAGCTTCTGGTGTTACTAATGCAATGCTTGCAGGTTCTATTGCTAATGCTAAGTTGGCAAACGACAGTGTAACTATCGGTTCGACTGAGTGCGACTTGGGATCCACAACTACTGTTTTCGCAGGAATCACACAGCTTACTGCTTCTAACATTCAGGTAACTAACCTTGATGTTGTTACACTCAATAGTGTTTCTCAAACAGAGACAACTCTTGAAGTTGCTGACAAGTTGATTGTTGCTGCTCTTTCCGCTTCCTCTGCCAACTCTGATGGTGGTGGTTTGAAGATCGGTGGTGGTCAAAATAGTGCAGGAAATGCTTCAATCCTTTACGATCACAGCAACACTGCCCTTGACTTCAACATTGGTGGAACAACTGAAATACGCCTCGCCGACGGAGTTCTCCGCCCAGAAACTGACAACGATGTTGACCTTGGTGCTTCTGGGGCAGAGTTCAAAGATCTCTACCTTGACGGTGTTGCTTATATTGATGACCTCCGCCCAGATCTTCTTAAGATGCCAGATAACACATCAGGAAAGATACTTGTTGCAGACGGCACTTCTTTTGAAGAAGTGGCGATGTCAGGCGATGTTGCAATCGCAAGCAATGGTGCAACTACAATCCAAGCTGACGCTGTTGAAAGTGGGATGCTTAATGACAATGTTATTTCTGGTCAAACTGAGTTGGCTTCTGATGGTCTCGCCGCAGCCGATGAGATGATGATTTCTGACGGTGGAACTCTTAAGAAGATCGGTGTTGATAACCTCATGAAGGATGGTCCGGGTCTTCTCTCTGCTGCTGCTGTTGCTGTTGCTGATGACCACTTCATGTTCCTTGATGGTGGCGCAACTGGAGATGCTAAGATTGAATCCGTTGCTGACCTTATGACTGCTGTTGCGGGTGATGGTCTTGCAGCTTCTTCTGGTGTGCTTGCTGTTGGAGTTGATGATAGTTCTATTGAACTTAACTCTGATGCCCTTCGTGTTAAGGCACAAGGTATCACCAATGCGATGCTTGCTGACGATGCAGTTGGCGCTGATGAGTTGGCTGCTAACGCTGTTGTCAACGCCTCTGTTGCGTCTAATGCTGCTATTGAAGGAACAAAGTTGAACCTCAATGTTGATTTTGGCGGAAACATCCAAATCGGTAGCCAATCTGATGATGTTTGTGCTTTCGGTGGTCCAATCAAGGTTGGTGGAAACGCAATTGCTGACTCTAGCGGAAACGCTGCCATTACTTTTGACGGAAGTCAAAACATAAGCATTGGTGCTGCTATCACTGGTCCAAGCGGATATGCATCTGGTGACTTCGCTATCACATCCAACGGTTCTGGAAGTTTCGCAGGCGATCTTATCGTCGGTAGATCTGGACAGCATGCAGGTGGTGACGCTACATTCCACGGCGATGCAACTGGAGAAAAGGCATTCTACTCGGGTGCAAACAATGTCTTCCAAGTAACTGGATCTGCTGCAAGCGGATTGCAAGTTAGCATTGGTGGTAACGCTACTTCTGAGTTTGCTGTTGACGTTGCAAACGGTTCCAACAACAATAACAAGATGAGAGCAGCCGCTTTCGTTACTTACTCGGATGAAAGTCTCAAGCAAGATGTTGCTACAATGAACACTGCGCTTGATACTGTTATGTCACTTGAAGGTGTTGAGTTCACTTGGAAAGATTCCGGTGAAAGAGACTTCGGTTTCATCGCTCAAGACGTTCACTCTGTTCTTCCAAAAGCAGTCCACACTGCTGAAAATGGAGTACAAGGGGTTGACTACTCAAGACTTACTTCTGTCCTCGTTGAGGCTGTCAAAGCACAACAAGTTCAGATTGAAGAATTGAAAGCACTCCTCAAGAAGTAATACTTTTTGATAACCGAGGGCAGGGATCTACGGGTCTCTGCCCTCACCTTTTTATTATGAAAATTGAAAACCGCACAGACATTATACGATATTTGCAAGCTCATGATCCAACGTTCCGTGTTCAGGACAATGTTGTGTATGCTCCCAAAGCCTTCCTTATTAACACCGTCATTCAATGGTGCTATCATCAAATAAATACTAAGAAAATGCAACCTAATGAAATGGATTTTTACCTAATGTCTATAGAGGGTTTCTTACAAGACAGTAACAATCTTTATTGGGACGAGGACGATAACTTAGTAATTTCATGAACTAAGTTGTTATTTTTTGGTATTTTTGCATTTTTTACAACTATTTACTACGACGCAAAACGTCTATTTGCGACCAAATATTAGGAGATTACACAATGTCATCAATGTTAGATCAAGCAATCGTCGATGCTAAAGCCCTTAAAGAGGCTGCTATTAAGAGCGCCGAATCAACAATCGTAGAGAAATATTCTCAAGAGATTAGAGAGGCAGTCGATACAATGCTAAATAAAGAAGAAGTTATTTCTGAGGAAGAGGGGGTCGTAGGCAACATGCCAATGGCTGCTTCAGATGTGTCTGAGCCACAGCAAGGCACGTCATCTGATGTAATTGAACTTGATTTTCAAGAGCTTGAGCAAATGATTGATCAAGAGTTGGCATCCGAAGAAGGTGCAGAATCAGAAGAGATGACTGATCGCCATGAATTTTCAGAGGAAGAACTTGAAGGCGAAAAAGAAGAACTTCAAGAAAATGAAGAAATTGATCTAAACAGCTTATTTGAAGACGAAGAAATTAAACTAGACGAAGAGGCTATTGAGGAGTTGGCTGAGAAACTAACCTTAGATTTCCAGCCAGTAAAATCCGGCAACTTAGGCATGCCAGATAGCCAAAAGCAAATGGCTTACGAAGAAGCAGAAGCCCTCAACGCACACGCAGATGAGGAAGATGAAGCATCTGATGAAATTCCTAAAGAAGTAGGAAAGCTCAGAGAAACTGTTGAGACCCTTGAGGCAGAAAAGAAAGAACTTCAGGAAAAACTCCAGTCACTTCAAGCCAACACCAAACACATTGAGGACGTTGTTCTCAAGTTAAAAGACGCTTTGAACGAAACCTCCGTTCAGAACGCAAAGCTACTTTACACAAACGAAGCACTAAATAGCAACTCTTTGAATGGGCGACAAAAAGCAAAACTTGTTGAAGCTATCTCTAATGCTAAATCTGTTGAAGAGGCTAAGGTAATCTTTGAAACCCTTCAAAGCACGGTGAGCGGAACTAAGAAAGAGTCCCCAAAAACACTAAGCGAGGCGGTTAGTAGGAAATCTACTTTGTTACCACAAACTAAAGAGGCTAAACAACCAGCAGATCCGCGCATTGATAGAATGCGAAGATTAGCCGGTTTAAACTAACTTTTAAAGGAGATATAAAACTATGTCAGTTTTAGATAAATTAACAGAAGGCATTGTTAATCGTGACCTCCAGAAAGAAGGTGCAGCCCTACTTAACAAGTGGGAGAACACCGGACTTCTTGAGGGACTTAACAGTGACCAATCAAAAGACGCCATGGCTCGTTTGCTTGAAAACCAAGCTAAAGAGTTGTTGCGTGAAGCATCAGCTATGAACACAGGTGATGTTGAAGGTTTTGCATCCGTTGCATTTCCAATCGTTCGCCGTGTATTCGGTAACTTGATCGCTAACGATCTCGTAAGCGTTCAGCCAATGAGCCTCCCATCGGGACTCATCTTCTTCTTGGACTTTACCTATGGAACAGTAAACGAAGGTCTTCGCTTGGACTATATCGATCAAGCAGGTCTGTCCGTTTATGGTGGTGGTCAAGTCGCCAAGGGAATCCAAAATGGAATCAGCTTGGGATTTGATAGCGCAGCCGTTGTTGATAACGCAGAGCGCGGATTCTATGCCATGAATAACGGTCTTAGCAGCCCAACAGGTTCTGACGTATTTGTTCTCGATGCAACCACTGACAGCTACATTATGGCTGGTATTGTGGGAAGTGGTGACTACGAAGAAGTTGACAGAGCGGTTAATTACGATCCAGATCTTTCTGGCTCTGCTGTTGTTGTTATTGGTCTCGTTAATCCGGGCGATAATGATGCTGCACAGCTTAACTTGCGTAACTTGGTTGCTTTGAGTTGTTCTAACCCACGCGACGAAAACCAAGCCCAATTCGGTACTCAGGTTCGTCGCTTGACTGGTATTCACTCTGCATCAACTGGTGACCTTTCTGATCCAACAAACACAAGCCTTGTTTACAAGCTTGTTTTTAGATCTACTGCTTCTGCAACAGCAACTGTTGTTTCTGACTTGGAGTACATGGTCAAGAACGGAAAATGGGACGGGGGAAGTAGTGACCCAAGCATTGACTTCACAATTGATGATGACTTCAAACAAGGTGGAGCTATTGGTTCTGTTGTTGGTGATCCTAAATGGGAACTTGAAAGCGAGACTCTCATTCCAGAAATTGACATCAAAGTTGATTCCGTTGCGGTCACTGCAATGACTAAGAAGCTCAAAGCTAAGTGGACTCCAGAATTGGGTCAAGATCTTAGTGCTTATCACAACCTTGATGCTGAAGTAGAACTCACAAGCATTCTTTCTGAGCAAATCGCTCTTGAGATTGACCGTGAGATTCTTGAGGACCTTATCAAAGGTGCTACAGCTGGAACTCAATACTGGTCACGTCGTCCGGGTAGATTCCTCAATAGAGACACAGGTCTTCAAATTGGTGGAAACTTGGACAATGAATCCTTGATGGGTGCTGACTTCACTGGTACTGTTTCTGAATGGTACGAGACTTTGGCAGAATCTATTAACGACGTTTCGGCTCAAATCCACAGAAAGACACTTCGCGGCGGAGCAAACTTTGTTGTTTGTTCACCAGAAGTTGCTAACATTCTCGAGTTCACTGCTGGCTTCCGCGCTAGCATCGGAAACGACTATGGTAACGGCTCTGTTGGAGCAGTTAACGTTGGATCCTTGAGCAAAAAGTTTGATGTATACGTTGATCCTTACTTCCCAAGAAACGTTATTCTTGTTGGACGTAAAGGTGGATCGTTCCTTGAGAGCGGATATGTTTACGCTCCATACGTCCCGCTTCAGGTAACTCCAACTATCTTTGGTACCGAGGACTTCGTACCTCGTAAGGGTGTCATGACACGCTACGCCAAGAAGATGGTTAGACCAGATATGTATGGTCTTGTTATCTGTCGTGACCTTAACGGCTAATCCCGCTAGGATCTAGACAAACAAAGAGCCTCGTCATTAATTTGGCGGGGCTTTTTTATTTCTATACTGCTTTAACTTTACTCCACAACTAATTACTATGATACGATTGTGTCAAGGAGAAAGAACGAATGGCATACCCAACTCTAACACCATCAAGCAGAACTAGTGTTTCTAGATTGCCTGTAACTGGCACCGTTGCAAATGTAAACAGCGTTGACAATCCACTTCCTTATGGGGTGTATATTGATCACGCTCCCAATCAATCCTCTTTGAGTGCATTTAAAGAAGGTGCAGCGGATCAAGTTACTTACGTATACAAGAAGCTGGGCGGAGATGTATTAGATATTGAGATAACTGAATATCAAGTATACTCTGCCTACGAAGAGGCTTGTCTTGAATATTCTTATCTTGTTAACGTGCATCAAGCAAAAAATGTGCTAGGAAGCCTTCTGGGTGCAGGAACAGGATCATTTGACTCGGACGGTGAATTGTTAGAAGGAGATAGTCTTAGCGGCTCTGAAGTAGCCCTGAAATATCCAAAATTCAGTTTTCAACACATATTGAAAGTCGGAGATTCTGTATCAACAGAGATAGGTATCGGTGGCACAACCCCAATATATTCAGCTTCATTTGACACTACTGTTAGTAAGCAAGACTACGATTTGCAAGACATAATTAGTACCACTTCCACTACCGACTCTGATAGTCCGTTTTATCAAAAACTTGGTTCAACTGGAGACAAGAGGGTAACGGTTAGAAAAGTGTATTATAAGACCCCCAATGCAATGTGGAGATTCTATGGATATTACGGAGGACTAAACACAGTAGGCAACTTGTCTTACTATGGTCAATACTCCGACGACTCTACTTTTGAGCTAATTCCAACTTGGCAAAACAAGTCCCAAGCCATGGCTTTTGAAGATGCGATTTATACGAGAGCATCCCACTTCTCATATGAGATTAAAGACAACAAGCTAAGAATATTCCCATCACCAGTTACAGGGTCGCCAACAAAGATGTGGGTTGAGTTTTCAGTTGAGACTGATCCATGGACGGAAGAAGCTGGAAAAGAGGACGGCGCTGCTGGCATAAACAATATGAACACCTTGCCATTTGAAAATATACCATATGACAAGATAAATTCAATAGGCAAGCAATGGATTAGAAGATTTGCTCTAGCACTTAGCAAAGAGATGCTCGGTTTAATCAGAAGCAAATTTGCATCAATACCAATTCCAAATGAAAGTGTAACTCTAAATGGTCCAGCACTCGTCTCTGAAGCCAAAGAAGAACAACAAGCCTTAAGAGACGAACTGAAAACTGTCCTTGATGAGCTTACTTACGAAAAGCTAGCAGAAAAAGATAGCAATATATCTGATTCATCACAAAACGTATTGAAGAATATACCACCTTCAGTATATGTAGGATAATCTAAATGGCAGACAACAAATGGTCACAACCTGATGCTCCTCCTCCTCCATTATTTACTGGGGAGAAAGAGAGAAATTTAGTCAAGCAGATCAATGATGAAGTCATAGAGCGCGTCATTGGTCAAACTGTGCTTTATTATCCTATAAGTCTTGATAAAACTAACTTTCATTCTCTGTACGGAGAGGCGATTAACAAAACCTTCCTGCCCCCCGTTAGAGTATACGCATTGATAGGTTGGGAAGGGCAAGAAACCACAAACACCTCACTGGGTGTGGACAAGAGATCCAGCATCAATATCTATTTTCACAAAAGACGATTGACCGAAGATCAAAATTTGTTTGTTAGGGAGGGCGATTTTGTTTTATATGGTAAGTTTCATTATGAGATTGTTACTTTGAATGAGCCAAGACAACTTTTCGGTCAGGTGGATTACAAATATGAAATAATGGCAACTTGCAAGAGAGCAAGAAAAGGAAGCTTTAACGCTTTATAGGGATAAAATACACAATGTCTAGTTACAACGGCGGAAAAAATACTCAATACACCGGCATTCCACAAGAAGAAATGGATCAGGTTGTTGATCTAAGTTTCTCTCCTTCTACAATAGAGACAATTGATTATGCCATCTACGATTTTATAAACGACGAGCTGTCTTTGAGAACTACAACAAACAAAGGAGTTCAAAAAGTTTCAGTTGTCTGGGCATCCGCAGAAAGAGCACACCAAATAAAATCCGATAAAGAATACAGGGACAATGAAGGTCTAATAATTTTACCAGCTATAACAATAGAGCGAGCAACAATGACTAAGAACCCAAACTCTAGGGGTGCTTATTATGGCGGCATGTTCCCGTTTCAAACCCAAAAAGAAAAAGGAGGGTCTCTTGTTATCGCCAAAAGAATAAAACAAGATAAGACCTCTAACTTTGCAAATGCAGATGCCAACAGAAGATACAACAATGTGGCTGCTCCAAAATTTGTGAGAAAAGCAACAAACAAGGTGGTATATGAAACAGTATCTATACCTCCAATTGTGTACACCGACATAACGTACAGAATATTATTGCGTACAGAATATCAGCAACAAATGAATGATCTGGTACAGCCTTTTATTACTAGACCGGGAACAGTCAATAGTTTTTTGATTTCCCGCGATGGTCACAGATATGAGGCTTTTGTCCAGCCAGATTTTACACAAAACAATAATATTTCTTCCATGGAAAACGAAGAGAGAAGATTTGAAACATCTATTGATATAAGAGTGTTAGCCTACCTCGTCGGAGAGGGTATAAATCAGGACACTCCAAAGTTTTCTATTAGAGAAAATGCAGTTCAAGTCAGGATTCCAAGAGAGCATGTTGTGTGGGATGACCCTCTTGTCACAGGCGGTCCCGGCAAAGATAGCAAAAGAAATGTAGGAGTGGACGGTAAGTACAGAGAATAATTTTGGACTTTGAAAGAATAAAACACTATTTATTAAAGAAATAATATCGTCAAATTGTATTAGACGGCTCAAAGGAGATATTAATAATGTCAGCAAAAGATTTCAAGTTTGTTTCCCCCGGCGTTTTCGTTGAGGAAATTGATAACTCACAAGTACCAGCATTGCCGGAAGCAATCGGACCTCTCGTTATTGGACGTTCAAGACGAGGACCTGCTCTGCAACCAGTAAAGGTTAACTCATTTTCAGAATTCGTAACTATTTTTGGAAATCCCGTAGGAGGTCAAGAAGCTAGTGATCTCTGGAGAAGCGGCGTTCCAACAGCACCAACTTTTGCAGCATATGCAGCCCAAGCTTGGCTAAGAAACAATAACTCCTTAACTTTCTATAGACTACTCGGTGAACAATCTCCAGACGCGGATGCTACTGATACTGCAACTGCTGGGTGGAAATCTTCTGACGCTTCGGCTTTAACAGGTGGAGGTGCTTATGGTCTGTTCTTGTTCAATTCTGGATCTGCGGCAGACAACTTGAGCTTATCTAAAGAAGCTGTTGACGGAACCCTCGCAGCAATTTTTTATGTGACAGAGGGCATTGTAACACTTAGTGGTAGTTTGAGAGGGTATGACGGCACAGCGCCCGGATCAACCCTCCCGGAAGTAGATGGTTGCACAACAACTTCGTCCTGCGCCATGGTTGTGGGAACTAACAAAAGCTTTACCGCTACAGTTTTTGATGGAACTAACTCAGGTCCAGTTTTACTAGAGAAAACAAACTTTAGTTTTAATAGAGATGCCGACAATTACATTAGAAAAGTATTCAACACAAATCCGACACTAACCAACACTCACTTGGTTGATGCGGCTTCTGCAAATAGAAAGACAGTCTTCCTCGGTCAAACTTTTGAACGAGAAGTTGCAACTGAAATTTCTAGTTCTGATGCCTATGGTATGATTATGAGGCTTGGAAATTCTTCAAGAAGCGCAGCCAACGGCGGTAATTTTAAATTTGGAAGCCAAAAGGCTAGAACAGGCTGGTTCTTCTCGCAGGATTTGAGAAACACGGCAGCTGATACAAGCGATGTTGGAAACAACCAATTAACTCCAAGATACGATGCAGCTCAATCTGAATCCGTCACTAGACTTTTCAGATTGCACGGTCTAAGTTCAGGAGAAGATCTTCAGAGAAATTACAAAGTTTCTATTGAGGATATTAAATATTCAAAAAATGATAACAACCCATATGGAACTTTTAGTTTAGCCATAAGATCAATTAAAGATAGTGACAACGCAAAAAGATATGTAGAAAGATTCACCAATCTCAGTTTAGATCCAAATTCTGAAAATTACATGGCTAAACAAATTGGTGACCTTTACAGAGAGTACGACAACTCATCAAGAAGGTTAATTGAGTACGGAAGTTATCCAAACCGCTCCTCTATCATTAGAGTTGAAATGGCAAACGCCGTAGATACTGGTCAGACTGATCCTGAGCTTCTTCCATTCGGGGCAGAGGGTCCAATGAAGTTCACTGACTTTGAAGTGATCACAGATGATGAACTCGTCGCCGCAACTGCAACAATTACCTTTACTGGTGATGCGACGGTTAATCAAACGATTGTTATCACATCCACTGACGGCACTGAAAGAACTTATACTGCTAAAACAGAAGGTAATGCAGGGGCTGGTACTTATGATTGTAACAATGGTCCAGAGACATCTGCAACAACGCTGGCTGCGGCAATCAATAATGCAGCAGGACATTCAGGAAAAATCACTGCAACGAATCCAACGGCAACTTCGATTTTACTAACACAAGATGTCGCAGGCGTAGCCGGAAATAAGGCTATCACCAACAATTTGAGTAATTCGTCAGTTGTAGGTGGCTCCGGTGGTTCCAACACATTTCAGGGAGGCTCTGATGACACTAACCCAGCTAACGGAGTTATTGGAGAAACCTCTCCTGTGACAGCAGGAACCGGCTCCAATGGAGTATTTATGGCTCCAACCGGATCTACTGAGGGATCAACTAGTGTTATTCTTCAGTCCTTCAAGACAACCCCAATCGCATTCACGGGGTCTGTTAAATTCCCATCCGTACCTTTGAGAGTTAGTGCTTCTGACGGAGATATTTCTGATCCAACTGAAGCTTACTTCGGGGTGCAGACCAACAGGTCAACAGGGTCTGTAGTGTTTGAAGAAAGCATTTACGATCTCTTGTACCCACTTCCATCAGGATTAAACCAGACTTATTCCAATACAGCCAACAACGCTAAGGTGTCTTGGTACTTCTCATTGGATGACTTGGTTGCTAACTACAAAGGATCCGTAACCAATAGAGATAGCGTCTATTACCAGTCTGGCTCCAGAGCAGGTGGTTACTCAATGACTGCTATCAGCGGATCTTATAAAAAGATTCTTGACATTGGATATGACAGATTTACATCTGTGTTTTACAATGGGTTCAACGGCTTTGATATTACAGAAGAAGAGCCATTCAATTCCACTAGAGCACTCCCAGAGGGCTCGGCGGAAACAACCCATGCAATGTTCTACTCTACAAAGAAGGCAGTTGACCTATTTGCAGACCCAGAGTTTATTGAGGCAAACATTTTAACTGCACCGGGAATTGTCAATGAGGGTATCACAACCCACATGATCAACACTTGTGAAGATAGGGGAGATGCCTTAGCAATTATTGATCCTAGAGGTGGATATTTGCCAGCTTCTGAAAATGAAAAAGCAGAGAAAGATAGAATCAAGCAATACACAGGTTCACCGTTTGGAGCAATCTCTGCACACGTTAAAGAAGTTGCTGATAATTTAGATTTGAGAAATCTAAACTCAAGCTACGGTGCTGCATACTATCCGTGGGTTAGAATTTCGGACACAATTAGTGGAAGAAACTTGTGGGCTCCACCTTCTGTTGCTGCTCTTGGAGCCTTGTCTTTCTCTGAAAAGAGAACAGCACTTTGGTTTGCTCCAGCAGGATTCAATAGAGGTGGATTGTCACAGGGCGCAGCAGGAATTCCTGTCACCAACGTAAGAAGCAAGCTAAGTTCTGCTGAGAGAGACTACTTGTATGAGAGAAACGTCAATCCAATTGCCTCTTTCCCAAGTGAGGGTATTGTGATCTTTGGGCAGAAAACCTTGCAAGTAACCCCATCCGCCTTGGACAGAATTAACGTTAGAAGATTAATGATCTTTGTGAAGAAAGAGATTTCTAGAATTGCTTCCACATTGTTGTTTGAACAAAACGTAGAAGCTACTTGGTCGCGCTTTACTGGTCAAGTAGGACCTTTCTTGGAAAACATTAAAAACAACTTCGGTTTAGATGACTTTAGAGTTGTGTTAGATGAAACAACAACTACGCCAGACCTTATTGATAGAAACACTATCTACGCTAAGATATTCCTAAAGCCAACAAAAGCTGTAGAATTCTTCGCCATTGATTTTGTGATTACTAACTCAGGCGCAGGTTTTGAAGATTAAAAATAAATTAAGAAACTATTTATATTAAAAGGAACACAAAAAAATGGCAATAAACGCAGGACCAAAATTTTGGGCTAACATTCAGTCCGAACCAAAAAGAAAATATAGATTTGTTTTGAATCTGGGCGGTCTTGACCACTGGGTGATTACTAGAGTAACTAGACCTTCTTTCAATATTACTGAAACAGAACACTCTTATTATAATCACAAATTTTATTATCCCGGAAGAGTGGAATGGCAGACAGTTTCATTCAGCTTAGTGGACCCGATTCATCCTGATGCAACTGGATACATCATGGGTATTCTCGGACATTGCGGATATAGATTCCCTGAACCCGGAAAGTTCAAGTCAATCTCAAAGAAAGCAGCTGTTGAGGCTTTAAAAGAACCAAAAATTAGAGCTAAAAATGCAGAGGGTCAAACTGTTGAAGAGTGGACCTTGAAAAATGCTTGGGTTAAAAATGTAAACATGGATTCTTTTGAATATGCTTCTGATGACATGTTAACAATGGAAGTTGAACTTCGTTATGATTATGCTACTTACAAGAGTGATTCTAACGGCGGCGCTGCTTTGCCTCCTGATGTGCTAATCAACAACGGATATGCCGCCCTTAAGCCAAGCAGTTAAGCAAGATTTAACTTCTATTAAAAAAAAGATTAACAAGAATGCTTCTTTGTAGTATATACTATAAGAGGCATTTTTTTTGTTTCTTATAGCACCATACAGAATGAGGATTACATGACAGATAGAAATAATGAAGATCGTTTCGGCGCACACGCCCCGGACACTTCTCCCGTTACGCCTTCCCCTCCAGCACAACTTGAGTTTGCAGTGCCTACTCACTTTGTTGACCTACCGTCAGAGGGCAGACTGTATCCATCCGATAGCCCCCTGCACAAAGTAGAGTCGGTTGAGATGAGATACATGACAGCTAAGGACGAGGATATTTTAACAAACAAGTCTTTAATAAAAAACGGAACAGTATTGGATAGGCTACTACAAGGCTTGTTGGTAGATAAGGCAATCAAGCCAGAAGACTTTTTGGTGGGAGATAAATCAGCGCTTATCATACAGGCAAGAATTAATGGATATGGCTCAGAGTATGAAGCGAAGGTAGCATGCCCTAGTTGTGGAACTATTGATAATTTTGAGTTTGATCTAGAGCAAGCTTATGACAAAAAATCATTAGATTTTGACAACTTATCAGCCGCCAAGACTGACTCTAACACTTTTATTACCACTGTTCCACTAAGCAACGCAGAAGTAGAAATTAGGCTTTTAACTGGTAAAGATGAGAAAATAATTGCAAATACAAATCGGATGCGAACCAAGAACAAAATGCCCGAATTAACCTTGACAGAACAAATGCTTTATTATATAGTTTCTGTTAATGGCAATTCGGACAGATCGTACCTAAGTGCTTTCATTGACACCATGCCAGCTTTGGATGCAAAACACTTGAGAACTGTGTATAAAGAGATCAACCCAGCTGTAGAATTGGTTCAGCAGTTTGAGTGCAACGCCTGCGGATATGAGCAAGCATTGGAGGTACCGTTTACCTCTGAATTTTTTTGGCCTAAGTGATGATTACATTGAATCGGTATATGAACAAATATTTCAACTAAAGCACCACGGCGGGTGGAGTTTTATTGAAGCATATAATTTACCAATTCAAATTAGGCATTGGTTTTTGAATAGACTTGTAAAACATTACGAAGAGCAGAATAAGCAAATTCAAAAGTCTAACAATCTTGGAAGATAAAGACCGGCTCTTAATAAGGGGTTTTGGTCTTTTTTTTTATTATTTAATACTATTTATGAGGTGGAGGTTTATATAAAATGTCTGAATTAAACGAAAATGAACTAGCTTCTATTGAAATTAATCTAAACCCCGAGACAATTGATGAAAGTTATTTGTCCGCTCTTGGCGCTCAGGTGGAGTTGTTGCTCAAGCATATGTTTGGGTTATCTATGACGCCAGCAAAGATCCGAGGCACAAAATCTCAGGTTTCCTCTTTCGCACGAGCACTTGGGAATGAACGGCGTTATTTGAGTTCTTTTGAGCGTCACGGTCTTGGTGACCCAAAAACAATGGCAGACCGACACAAACTAGAGAGGGCTGTAATGGCATTTGAAAGAGAAACTGGAATTAAGTGGCCTTTCAAATAGGAATTAATACATGGCTATTAGCGAAGATGAATTAGTAAAGCAAAATGAATTAATAGAAAAGCAAGTCAAACTTCAAAGTGAACTAAGTCGTTTGAGAGGCGAAGATGTATCTAAAACAAGACAAACCATGGATACTCTGCGCGAACAATCAGCCATGGCGCAAGAGTTGTATGAAATTGCTAGCTTGGAGTTTGAAAATGACGAAAAGAGAGTAAAGTTCTACGAACAACAAGAGAAATTTTTAGATAAACAACTCCAAGCTGGCAAAATTAGTTTCGAACAACAGCAAAATACTAAAAAACTATTAGATGATATTCAAGCTGCTCAAGCCGCAGGCGATCAAGATGCCATTGAAGCAGCCAAAAAAAAGCTCACAGCACAACAAAGCATCACGAGCGAAATGCTAGCCTCCTCCAGAGCCGCCGCCACTTTAGCTAACAATGTGGCGCGTGTTGTGGGGTTTGATGACCAAGCTGTAAAATTAGGACAGTCTTTTGGCGCTGCATTCAAGCAGCCTGTTCAATTCGCAAAAGTATTTGGACAGGAGCTGGGCGATCTTGTATCTCCATCTGGAGTCTTCGGGCAAGTGATAGCAAATACATTTTTATTGGCAGGGGGACTTGCTAGGCAGGAAGCCGCTTTTGTAGCTGCCACTGGAATAACTCAAGATTTTAAAGACGATGTTATGTCTCTGAAATCAGAATTTGGAGAGCTAGTAAGTGTCTTGGACATATTTCCAGTTTTAACACAATTGAATCAGGGATTTATTGGATTCAAAGATCTTGCCAAAGACACGCAGATGGAAATGTCAAGGGCAACAATTGCCTTAGAGGGCTTTGGAATTGCCTCTTCGCAATCAGCAGATATTCTAAATGAGCTAGTTAAACGAGCAAGACTGCTACCAGAGGAGGCTAGCAAGGCACTTTTGACAGTTGCATCTTTATCTGAAGAAACATCATTTCCCTTAAACGAAATTGTGGATAGCTTTCAGGGCGCACAAAAAGAGTTAAGCATTTTTGGTCCAAGAGGTGTCAAAATATTTGGTCAGTTAGCAAAAAGCGCATCTAACATGGGACTAAGGGTAGGTGAAGGAACCCAAATGTTGCTCAAGATGACGCAGGGTTTTGATACATTTGAATCAGCAGCGTCCAAAGTAGCAACAATCAATGCCTTCCTTGGTGGCTCTTTTATTGATACTTACAGTATGGTCATGGCTACAGCAGAGGGTCCCCCCGCACAACTTAATTTATTACAATCTGCGCTGGACAATGCTGGAATAACCGCTGATAACTTTGGGGATAATATATTTAAAGCCAAAGGTCTCGCTGACGGTTTCGGAGTTTCGGTGGATAATTTAAGAGCCTTTATGTCAGGGGAGATTGATGAGACCGAAGTTTTTCTAACAACTCAGGACAAGATGAATAAATTGTTAGAAAGTGCAGTAGACCCCATGACAAAATTGTCAAACGCAGTTCAGGATCTAAGTGCTTTTGTCAGTGAAAACGCAGACAACTTTAACACGCTGCTCTCTGGAGTTACAAAGCTCGTAGATTTCTTTGCTAACAACTTGGCAGGTCAAGTGATTGGGATTACCTACATGTTAAGCGGCGTACTCGGTCCTGCACTTCTTGGACTTAAGCCTGCTTTTGTGGGAATAGGGTTGGCAATTGCAGGCATCGCTGGCTTCTTTTATATTTTTGACGAATTGATTGACAACATGGCTGAATCCCGAGAGGGAGCACTCGCTCTTGGAGCAGCACTAGGAGCTATTTCTGGCGCAGTAATGGGAGCGATTAAGGGTTTTGTAATGAGCGGAGGAAACCCTCTTGGAGCACTCGCCGGAGGATTGGCTGGCGCATTTGCTGGCGGCTCTGTTGGCGCTTTAGGGGGAACCCTCGCGTATGACGAACCTGATACAAAAACAGTGTCCCAAGGAATAGGTTCAATTAGCACGAACCCGACAATGCAGGATGGATTTGTGCAGACCGACTCACAAGGCAACGCAACGATTACACCGATATCAAGAAAGGACCAGTTCTATTCAGCGAAGGAAGGCGGAGCAATACAGAAAGCAATAACCAGCAACATTGCCATGGTCGCCAATTCCTCAGAAAAGGCTCAAGGAGGCTTTAGTGAAAAAGATTCAAAACTTCTGAAGGACTTCATTGACGCAGTAAAGAAAGATAGAGACAGACCAATCCAAGTTAGCTCTACTGTAAAGATGCCTAATGGAAGAGTGTTAGCTGAAGTTGTTAATGAGCAGAATGACAACAGGTACAATAGAAGGTTGTATTAAGGAGGGATTTTAAAATGTCAAAAGGTATTGTATTTGCACCAAACGTATCTGAAGAGACCACTCATAGCACATTGTTTGTCAAGAGGTACGGAGTTGCAACAGGTGAAGGCACTTTTAAATTACCCGTATTTCTAGAAGATTTCTCTGATTCTTATAACTCTCAGTGGGAGAAACAATCCGTATTTGGAAGATCTGATCCAATGCAGTTTTACGGAGGCACACAGAGAAGTATATCAGCTACGTTTGCCCTTGTTGCACCTAGTGTTTCCTTTGCCCAAGCGAACTTGTCACTAGTTAAAAGAATGACGCAGGCACTATACCCTAGATATAAAGAAGGGGCTATATCTTCAACCCCTTTAATCGGGCTAAAGTTTGAAAATTTCATCAGAGAGGGCAATGATTATCTAGTTGGAACCATGGGCAACTTCTCCGTTACACCAGACTTTGAAAGCGGAGTGTTTGGAAAGCAAGATTATTTTAATGCAACAGAAGAGCATGTAATTGTAAGTGCAAACGAAAATAATCCAAAAAAGCAAAAATCAATTACAAGTCTTGTTCCCGATGGTGTTGAAATATATCCTAAAATAATTCGTATTTCTTTTGATTTTACCCCCATCCACAGAAGCACCTTGGGATTCACCGGGGCGGACGGAGTTTTCTCAGAGTCTAGTTTTCCTTATTTAAATAGCAACGAAAAAGAAGCTGCTGCATTCCAAATTGATGCGGCATATGCGAAACTAATGAGTGAAATTGATAAGGGTCGCGAGATGATTAATGAAGTGTATAAAGAGAGAAAAGAAGACGCTATTAAACCTGATACATCAAATTTTATTCCGAATGATGAGCTTAATAAGACTCCAAACGCAGCGAAAGAAGCCCATACCGCTCCGGGATCACCTGCGGCTCACAGCCTTAGTGCAGCAGATAAAGCATTGGTTTCTAGTATAGATAACGAGGTTGAGCAATATCACAAATTCATTCAAGCTTCCGAAGACGAAGCGGTGATCAACTCCTTCTTCGCGCACATAAAAAAGCTAGAGGGAGCTAAAGAGACAATTGTAAATCGTTAGAAGTCACATTCTAATCTAAGAAGAGGATATAAAAACATGGCAAAGAGATACAAAAAATCATCCAAGTTTCAAAACAACAATCCAATGTACTCTGAAAAATTAAGCAAAAGAAAAATTAAATCCATTGAGCAATACCCCACTTTAAAATTAGGGTATCCTGATGGATTAGAGGCTTCAAATCTAATTATCCATACCCATATATGGAAAATGGGTGATAGTTATACCAAGTTGGCTAACAAATTTTATGGTGACCCAAAGCTTTGGTGGGTTGTGGCTCACTTCAATCAAATACCAATTGAGGGTGATATACACTACGGTCAGCAGGTATATATAGCAGAGCCTTTAGAGGCTTTATTAAATAGCTTTGGAGTTTAGAAAATGAGTAGGGCTGTATTAGACGAAATTGCAGAAGTAACGAATGCCAAGTCTAAAACTGGAACATTAGACATGAGTATAGCAGAGCAGTGCTTTTTGATGTCTAATATAAAGACAATAGCACTTAATCTATCATCTGGTGCTGGAGGGGCATCTTCGGTTTCTGGTGGAGGCTTAACCCAGAGAAATTTTTTTAATTCTGCAACAGGCGGAGATCTTAAAGGTTTTCTTGGGGTGAACGCAGAAAATCCCGCTGTGTTAATTTCGCGTCTAAAAAAAACAAGCAAACAATCAAACATAGAAAAACTTTTGGCTATGAATAACCTCCAAATAGCAGGATTAAGTCCAAAAATAAAGCTATACAAAATAGTCAGAGATATTGATAGGAATCCAATTGTTGAGGGTTTGATACCATTCTCAAACAATTCAAAGTCTTCAATATTCACCTCAGTCCAAGGTCGCGGAGACGATGTTCAAATAGAAAGTGTTAGTTTTGATTTTAAGAATCAAAATCCTTTTGGAGCCGGTCGCCTTGTTGATGTTAGGATGGTTATTATAATGAAGAATGGCTACTCTCTCACAGAGCCCCGCTTTTTAGATTCTGTTAAAAATCTTGGAGCCGGGGGAACTGGTGCCACTGTTGAAGACGCACTTAAAATATTTAAATTTTCTGATCTTTTTCTTAGAGACACAACCATAAGCGCCTCTAGTTATGACGGACTAGATTATCAAATCAGAGCAAATATTGGATGGGAGCATGAAGGTCATGGAAGTGTGCGCGAGTCCGGTCTTAAAAGTGCCGGATTTGGACCGAACGAAAAAGAAGTGCTGGAAAGCCAAGAGGTTTCTCTAATATTGGAACTTGCAAATTATGACGTAAATTTTAGACAAGATGGAAAATTTGCAGTTACTTTAGAGTATGTCTCACATATAGAAGTGGAGGCTGATGATGCTAGCACAGATATTTTCAGATCACCGCTAGGACCCGGATCTGAAGCAAAAAAAGACTCAGAACTTTATAAGCTTATGGAGGAACAGCGGGAGATAGAAATACAACTAAACGCTCTTAAACTTCAGGAACAAGCTGCCAGAGATGCTTTAAAAGAATTGGGTAGAAAAATGGATCAATCAAATGAAATGGGCGGATCAGATGGACCATCCAAAGCCTCGATGTCAGCGTTTAAAGAGGGCAAGGCACGATATGAATCTGTGATCAAAGCAAAGTCAGCACAAGAGACCGCGTTACGCGCTAGTAGGGATAGAGTCCGACGCCTTGCATCAGCCCTAACGGTAAGCGCAAGGTCACGCGATAAGGTTATCATGTATTCTAAGTTGTTGGAAGATATATTTGAGCACAGAAGAGTGTATTCATTTTCAATTGATAGATCAGATTTAATATTCTTTTCACCCGAATTTGAAAAAGAATTACTGGGAAATAGACCGGATCTTGCCGACTTTGCCCTTACAGAGCTACAGTCAGTAAGTCAGAATACGATAGACAATGGGTTTTATGAGGCTATATCTCCGGGCGGCATTGATTATTCTGAACAAATAAATAGGCACTTGCAAGCAGTAATAGGGGGAGACAGCCCTAATGTTGCCGGTGCTACTCCGGCACAATTCTCGGAAGCAATAAGAAGAATGGAACAAGAATCGTTGACTTTCTCCGCCTCAACCCTATCCTCGGCAGTCAGACCCCCTTCCACCACCGGAGGATCCAGCGGTCCCGGTGGCTCAACTGGACCAATAAGAACAAACGCAGATGTTATAGACCCATCAAAGCACGAAGTTTATTGGTTTTATTATGGAGATCTTGTTAGAGCCGCATTAAATATAAACAACACCATAGATGCAATGAGAGAAAAGCGAATGGGTATAGTTTTGGGTACAATAGGATATAACGAAGAAAGGGGCAGGTTTGGGTACTCATCTGCTGATAAAACCGAAGAAGTTTTAATAAATCTTGCTCACGTTCCAATAACATTAGAAAAATTTTATTCCTTTATGAAAAAAAATGTTTTGGATAAAAACAAAACAAGATACACAATTATGGAATTCATGAAGGATACTCTAAATCAACTAGTTATACCAACAATCAACACAAGATGCTTCGGTAGAGGGCTTGCAAATCCAGTTAAAATAAAATCAACTTTCATTGAGGGGTACATGAATGATACTGATATAGCTTCCGGAAGAGACCCTCTCTTGAACCGCCTTGCCGGTTCTGGTCCAATGCCGGGACTCAGCTCAACAAGCCCCGGATCACACAGTTTTACCGATGAGTTGGATTTCGTTGATGATATTATTTCTTACGAAGAGCAAATGAGAAGAAGCTCTGTTGACAGGAGATATACATATCTTTTTTGCTATGGGCACTCAAAGGATAAGAGCATAGGCGAACAATACACTGGATCTCGCTCCGCCGATCATTTTGAGGGTATATGGCACATTGACTTGAGGAGCAACAGGGGTTTAGTAAAAGACGTTCTCTTTACAAAGAGGGCAATTAAATATTTATCAGAATCAACAATATTTGAACAATCTCAAGCTAGCGACGGGATCAACCCAAAATTATGGAATGTTTTTGATGTAGAGATAGAAATGGTGGGAAACAATTTGTTCAAGCCGGGTTCGCATCTCTACATAAGCACATCATCTTCTGGCTTGGGCTCTGCGGAAGATCCCGGTTCAACAGCCAGCCTCATGGGTCTTGGGGGATATTATCTTGTTACTAGCGTATCAAACAATCTTGTAAACTCTGGAGCAGGGAATTGGTCGACAAGAGTAAAAGCGATATGGCAAACATCAGGGAATAAGAGAAGTTATGGTTTAGGACCCGGAGGGTCTTATATTTTTGATACTTTATACGGCGCATCCTAATAATAAAAAATGGAGATTTAATCTTGAGTCGGAGCTATAAAACAACAAATATTAAAATGGGTAAAAACAAATCCCTCAAAGGAACTGTAGCCTTCAATCAGGCTTCTGCATACTATGCAAACTATCCTATGGGTGAAGGCAACCCCATGCCCATCAATTTCGCATTTCCGGAAAACTTTCTTTACGGGAGAATAGACGCGACAAAAAATATTATATATCCCAATGTGGACGCCATAAAAGTAATACCCAACAACAATGTTTCAGCCCTCAGTTTCGTCGTAGATGCATATGAAGAATTCAGAAGTTTTATGAAGATAAATCGCTTTAATAAACTGCATGATGACCCAGTGATCAAGGGGCAGGATTGGAAGGCGACAAAAGGATGGAAGGGAATAGAGTCTCATTATGCTGAAAAAATTGATCAAATTTTGTCTAAGTTTGGAGACGGCTACTTAAAAGTTACAAAAAAAGATGAACAGATTTATACCTTTGAAGACTTTGTTAGAGTGTTTATTAACGATTTTTACTTTAACACAATGCAGGACATGCCGATAACAAAATCTGGTATTCTTCAATCGGTACACTCTGGTCCCCTTTACACTGGGCTTTGCATACAGATAGGCAACATTGATGCATCCGGTTATGCAGACAAATTCAATAATTTTGTGAATAGTAAAAATTTCAAAGTTTTTTCATGGGCTGCTGCTCAATACGGGTTTATGTTGGATTACCACATACCGTTCAGGCTCGTTGCCAACTTGAATTCACCCGCGCTGATGCCATTTATTAAAAACAGAATAACTCAAATAAATTCAAGCGGTCAGTCTTTGCAGGACAACGAAAACAGTCACTTTCACACATATTCAATAGATGACGATCTAAACGGCTCTACACTAGAAACTACATCAATCGCAACAGGTCTCGCAACAATTCCCGATCATACACATGAAATATCAGCAGGAGTTGTTCAGCCAGCCCAGTATCAAAAAAACCAAATAGATAACACACATGATCATGTTTTACCCTTTATAAAATCAGAAGGACTAACACAGCAGGACATATATGATATATTCTTTGTAAGAGCGATCAATAGTGAGGTTCAGGAGTTCAAAGCTTTATTGATGAATATGTATAATCTGTATCTTTCAGCATATCCCCTGAACAGCAAACCCTACTTCTGTTCTGATAATAGCTTAGATGTTAGGGCATCGTCTCTTTTTGACAAGTCAGAAATTAGAATTTCAAAAACAAAAAGAAAACCTATACAGTTTGACATGTTCAATAAAGAATACAATGATTTGTTTTGGCACAAGTTATATTTTTTGGTCCGAATGCGAGAGGTAAATGCACCAACTAATGAGTTTTTGATCAGGAAAGCCTTACAAAAAATAGAAGCACAATATGTTTTGCTTGACTCTCAAGGAGCTTTGATGTATATTAATGAGTATTTAAAGCAATATTACTAGAAGGTCCCATTGTTATTTCAAGCCCTAGACGAAAAAGAAAAGTGCGCTGGCATTTACGCTGACGGAAGAATCCACAAAGATCTACCAGAACAAATCACACATACATGGAAGTATTCATCTTTCCTTAAGGATTTTGAGGTGGAATACGCCAATATCCTTTGCCAAGGTAAATCATTGGGCGAAGTCTGCCCTGATGAACTTAGAGAAGAATACGAGCGTATCTGGTCAAAACTTAAGGCATTCTATAAATCTTTTGCCATAGCCAAGATCTCACTGCAAGACCATTGCTTTTTTGATCTTGTTCCCGAAGGCTTCCTAAAAGAGTTTTGCATGCTCAAGGACAAGATTACACAGCATGTTTTTGATAATTATGAAAAGCCATCCAACTACGAGAACATGGTCAAGATTACAAGCCTTGTCACAGATATTAAATATCAAAAACTTAACATTGATTTGTCTGTCCTTAACAATGATTTGGCAGACACCCGCACTAAAGAGTTCTATAAGAAAATCCACAGAACTGAACCCTACATAAAATACAATCCCTTTGGCACAAAAACAGGCAGACTCACAACCCATAAACATTCTTTCCCCATCTTAACTATGGATAAGAAATTTAGAAAGATTCTCAAGCCAAACAACAACTGGTTTGTTGAATTGGACTACAATGCAGCAGAACTAAGAGTTCTTCTGGGGTTGCTTGGGGAGAAGCAGCCCCCGATAGATTTACACGAATATAATGCTCTTGAGTTGTTTGGCGGCGATATAACCCGAGATGACGCCAAGAAGCGCATCTTTTCATGGCTTTATAACCCAAATGCCAAGGATGAAGTCCTTTCCAAGCTTTATGACCGAGAAGCTATAAAAAAAGAATATTGGGATGGTGCGGAGGTAGACACAACATATCATCGCAAAATTCCCTCTGATGAATATCATGCTCTCAATTACATAATCCAAAGCACTTGTAGTGACTTGATTCTTGATAAGGCTATTGTTATTTCGGAAATGCTTGAGAGAAAGAAAACTAAAATAGCGTTTATCATTCACGATAGCATTGTGTTAGACTATGCTGACGAAGACGGCGACTTTATTAACGATGTCTACCGGGAGTTCATGGACACTCCCTTTGGCAGGTTCAAGACCAATGTGGCTGGCGGAAGAAACTTTGGAGAAATGAAAGACTTATGGATATACTAATAGGACTTGGTAGTGTTGGATACAAATTAACAAAAGCATTTTCTAAGCACCCACAATATAAAATAATCACAATTGATCACGAACCAGATGCGACAATCCGCGTCCCGAAGGAACAACACCCAGAAAAGTACGAAGAAAACTTCCCAGACATTAGCGAGCACTTAACGAATATAAGCGGAGAAATTTTGTTTGTTTTGTCTGGGGCTAGCATTATTTCCGGTGCCTCTCTAAGAATCTTGCAACAACTCCATGGCAGGGGCGACATAAGTGTGCTTTACATCCACCCAGATGTTGACACGCTTTCTGAGACCCGCCGTCTTCAGACAAATCTAGTCTTCGGCGCTCTCCAGCAATATGCTAGATCTGGTGTTTTTAAACAGTTTTACGCTGTTGGGAATCAACAGGTAGATAAAATCTTAGGCGGAGCGCCAATCATGGGATATTACGATAGCTTAAACGAGGTAATCGTTGCCACCATTCACATGATAAATATATTCAACCACACTGACCCAGTGGTAGGAACCCTGTCTAGCCCAAAGGAAACCTGCCGCATCTCAACTTA